GTGCAGACCATGCCCACGATTGCGGTTGATACGGTTGTAATGGTGCGCGTGCCGTCGTTGACTTCGACGACGCGGACACCATGATGATAATCAGACATCTGATGCACTCCGTTTTGAGGGTGTGCTCAGGGTGTCAGGTCAGGTTTAGCGGTGCATCTGATGGGGGTTTGCTGGTCTGTCAGCAGACAAAATTGACGGTGTGCCGCTGAAGTTCCGCAGGGTGAAACTGAGCCAAAATTATAACTCACTGTCAGCAATGAGCGAAAAGCGGACCTGAGGTTGTGGTATGCTAATTTATGGGGAGCAGGTCAATTGCATTAGTTATCTTTTTTGCTTTTCTTTCTTCCCATTCCTTTGCAGTGGTCTGATACCACTCTTCATGTGCTCGTTGTTCCTCTGCTCTGTCACTTTAATTATAGTTGTCTGTTTTAATTTTTTTGCCTCCTTGGGAAATCGGCCTCCAGTCTTCTCTAATCTTTTTCACCTGCTCGGCTATCTGTGTCATTGGACTCCTTGCTCCTAAGTAGCTAATCCCCTCGAAAGAAGCCATATCATAAGAATACTCATTCAGCTCTCTTTCAGTTGAGCCCGGCTGTTTAGACCAACTAATACTGACAGAATAAACTTGATCTTTAATCTGTTCATACTTGCAAAGACTGCTGTTGAGGGAATGGCCGTTTTTCAATACGCTAACCTTGCTAAATGGTATGTCTCTATTTTTTCTATGTTCTGCATTTACCAGTGGGGGATTAAATCCGATTTCAATATCATAGGCTGGGGCATTTCCGGTATTAGCAATATTGATATCAAAATAAAAAGCAGCCCAAGAATTTGGTTCAAGAGTCACAACGACATGAGGTTGAACTGATGCGTCAACCATCCTTTTTGTCTCGTCTGCTAATAGCCTTGTTACTCTCCACAAGAAAAATGTAGCAACTGCTGTTAGCAATGCTGCCAAAGCGGAGATAAGTGTGCTTACTGTGTTTATATGCTCTGCGATAAACTCGATCATGAGTTGTCCTTGGGGTGGCGTGCTAATTGTATTCAAAATAAAATAGCGCCCGGCTTGAAAAATTGCACGCTTATGGTTCGATTTACCTCAACGGTTAAGGCTTCAACTTCCCCCATGCGCCTCACCCAGCCCAAGGCTGTATGAGATCTGACAAAGAACTTACTGACACTTGAAAACGTGGTAGCGGCTAGGGTTGCTCGTAGCGCGAGGATTGAATAGGAAGCCTGTAAGCGGGTTGCGTCTGACGATTGAGACTTTGAATTATGGTTACACGGACAGACCAACTATTAAAAAAGCGATGCGGGGCTATCTAGAACACCTCGGCAACATGCCACGGACGGGACGGATTACAAATGCTGCTGTATTCGAAGATGTGTATCGCTTTCTGTTGAATGGTTCTGGGCGGCTGGAACTGCGCCGCACTGACGTGGCCGCTGTCCGCGTCTTCCTTTGGAACTATAAATACCGCCGCTGTGTTGTGACAGCGCCTTACGTCTGACGTATTAATCACTGTCATAGAATCGGGCGCGTGCGCGCTGCGGTATATTGCTCCGCGAACGCTGCTGAGGGCGGCTTTAATGTTGAGCGTTTATGTGGCCTTTCACTCACCAGCATGAGTTCAATGTTAGTGAGTTACCGACAACAATATAAAGGGGTTGGCGTCATCTATCCAGGGTAGAGTCAAAGCCTTTAACTGGTTTTATGATCAGTGTCAATTGTTTGATTATTGATCGTTTACGAAGCAGCACGGGAGTCATATAACTAATGGGCAGGCATAAGCCTGTATCACGAGGAATCAGTAATATGGCTGATGATAAGACCAAAATCGGTACCCCTGACAATGATTTAATAAGTATCAAACAGGATTATGAGAGACGTGATTGGGCTGAAAAGTTTGGAGTTAGCGAGGCCAAACTTGTTCAAGCCGTACAGGCCGTAGGTCATTCGGCTAAGAAAGTACAGGCATGGCTTAAAGACCATTAATATATGAGCGCCTTCCGGGGCGCTTTTTCCTTTGTCCTTTGGGAGATGATTTATGGCTAATAATTTATTTATTACTTACGACCTCATTAAAACGAAAGATTATGCAGCTGTGTATGATGCAATTAAATCTTTAGGGAATTGGGCTGTACCAACTGAATCGAACTGGTATGTTAACTGTAGTTACTCTGCCGAGGATGCAGCCAAAATTGTAAGGGCGGTCATGGATAGTGATGATAAGCTTATTGTTGTAGACGCAACCAATAACTCAGCTTATTGGTACAATCTCTCGGATGAAGTTAGCAACCAAATTCTGACTGAGTGGTACAATTAATTAAGTGGGGATAGCCCCCTTTAATTGAGAAACTATCATAATTGAAACATTAAATATATTGGGTTAATTCTTTCATCCCTGCTCCCTTGCTATATGTCCTGAAAGCTTCCTTTTTGGCCTTCTGCTCAGTATGTCCGGTAATGGCACAAAGCGGCCTCTCAACAGAGATATGTCTTTCAGGGATAGTGTCAGCTTTGATTTGAGCTGACACATTCATTTTATTTTGGCCTTGCAGGCCATTCGATATCTGGCGCTTCACTGGTATCAATCCGGCTCAGCGACACTCGGTATCGCTTCCACTCTGCCAGGCGGTTGATCTCCTCATCTGTCGCAATGCTGATATCAACTGCATCCTGCAGCGGCGCAATGACACGGCTTGCCTCATCCGTTTCGGCTGCCAGCCTGCTGCTGGCAATCAGCGCCGCATTTTCAGCATCTGTTACCGGGGCAGTAAAAACGCCGTCATTGTAGCGATAATTTATATCGGGCTGTTCGGGTAGCGCGGTGATATCCACCCATACCAGCGACGGGTGGTAAAGTTTTTCAGGCTTCACATTCAGCGCGACAATTTCCGCGACGCGCTGATTTTCGATGCGGGCATAAGTTTTCATCAGCTGTATTCCTCAATAAAAATAACTCCGTCCGAACCATAGTTGCCAATAAAGGGATCGGATCGGGTATTACCGCCACCTCCAGTCCCAAAGGTTTTCCCTTTACCGGATAAATTACCGTCCCCGCTTCGCTTGCCGCCACCCCAGTAACTTACACCGCCATCACCAGAACCGCCTCGATAAGGATTTGTGGTCGTCGAGATAATGCCGGGCGCATCGCTGCCGTCACCACCCTGAATATTTAAATCGCCGCCGACTGCCGTTCCGCCCGCGCCGCCCGCATCACCTGATGAAGTATTCACGCCGTTGCCCGCAGTCAACAGGCCGTTGAATGTGCTGCTTGTTGCTGACAGATTTTCATCGCTGCCACGGCCTACCACGCCGGGGTAAGTTTTGGTATCGTCCACGTTCAGCCATGCGATGACCGTTCCGCCCGCGCCACCACCTGCGCCACGGCTTGTGAAGCCGCTGCCCCATCCAAGATAGCCGTAACCTCTGCCGCCGCCGCCGGTCAGGATAATCCTGATGCGTTTCGTTCCGGGCGAAGGCTTGTAGTTGATTGCTCCAGGCGTAGTAAAAATCTGGCGGCCAATAATACGCCCGGCAAACTTTTCTGTTAAACCGAGGTTTTTGAGAACGTCAGCAATCAGCCCGGCGTCTTTGATTTCTGCCAGGGCATTTGCGATCTGCAGGTACTGGCTGTGGGGGTTATCAGCATCGAGATGCTTTTTCATTACGCCGTCAGCGTATGCCTTTACCTCGATCACGGCATCATCAACATACTTGCGCGTCGCCAGCACTACTGACGGATCAATTTTCAGCGTGACGGCCGCGGTGCTGTTCACGATTAAAATCATGCGCACGGTCTGCGTCCGCCCGCTGCCTTCAGCCAGTTGCGGCTTATAGGTTTCCGGGCAGTTAGCAACGGCAATCAGCACGCCGTCAGCGTCATACAGGCCGATTTCGCGGATCCAGAAACCGCCCTCGCTTTCCGGGATAATCTGCTCGACGATAATCTGGCTGCTGTTTGCCGCGTCAACGGTGAGGGAATTAAGCTGCGCGCGACGCTTCTCGCCGATGAGCTTTGTCTGTGCCGCGTCAGGCGTCGGCAGCATGCCGCCACCATCGCCGACACCCATAGAGGCGATGTTCACTTTCGTGCCGAGTGCGGCGGCGTTCGCCAGCTTAGCCGCGCCCTGATTGGTCACCAGGGCAAAATATTTTGTCGTCATGCGCTCACTTCCGTCAGGTCAATAAGATGCACCGCCGCGCCAGAATAGACCGGTCCGCCGACGCTGATAAGTTCAGGGGTGTAAGGGTAAACAGTCAGCTCGTCGCCGCTATAGCTGGCAACGGCGACCGGCAGAGTGCCGTTAGCATCGAGATTAATGGACAGGCCGATAAGGTGACGGCTGCAGGGCTTGGCGTCAGCTATCAGGCGCTCCAGCTCGTTATACATTTCCTCGGTAATGCCGGTATCAAGTACGCCCACGTCCAGCCGGAACGTGCCTGGC